TAATACTATGGCAGCTAACAATAGTCGACCCAAACCATTTACTTTTGTCTTAGAAGGTCCTCCGGGAATTGGTAAGACAGAGATGATGAAATGGGTCACCGAAGCTATGTGTAAGGCTAATGGCATACATTGGACTGGCTGGGAGACTGCCTCTTATCAGAAGAGTGAGAATACTGCTTTTTGGGATGGCTATCGTAATCAACCAGTTATGTATTACAATGATTTATTTCAAATTCAAACAGAGGAAGCTATAACTAATGCAGCTATAGAGATAGTTAAAGCTAGTCAGACGTCCGTTTATCCTTTGAATATGGCGGACGTGTCTGATAAGGGCTCCTATTTCTTTAATTCACCATTAATTTGTGCTGACACTAATGTTAATTTGTCTGAATACTGTGAAACTACTCTAGGAAAATTTATGGCTGACCCAATGGCGTTGTTGAGACGTTTTGATGTTAGAGTATTTGTGTCTGTTGATCCCACTAAGGGTATTACTAGAACTATAGGTGGATCTACTACTGTTGTTCCAGATATTAAAGCCAAAGGATTTGACCCTTCTGTATACATTTTTACGGTTAATAACATTAAATATAGATGGATGGATTTCCTTAAAGTTATGGCTCGTAAATGGGTTGAGCATAGGCGTAAATATGCCACTTTAGCCACGACTAATTTTGATTTCACTGAATTAGTTTTAGATACTTGTAGGTATGAATTGAAAACTGGTGGACAAATAGATTATCCTAACGATACTAGACATTTTCCGGAGTTACCAGAGGTAGTGCCGATTCCTGTACCAGCATCTGTTCAAAGTTTAATGAGCGATATAGACCAGGCTAGAAGAGAACTTGAAGAGGATATTGATATCGCTTTAGCTACAGGAGCCGCTGACACTCATCCATTGGTTGAAACACAGGGTTTAAATCATTTTATTACTAAGTTGGCTTATCCAGGATATTCAGCATACGCTGCCGCTTTTGAACCTAGGACTCCTTCTACGTGGCAACGCGTATGTGCTCACGCTAGTGG